AACTGGTTCGATGAAAAACATGATCGCGCCGAACGAGAATTTAAATACCTTCCAAATGATGACGCCCAACTTGATAATCCACGTCGCAGCCTGGATGAACCCTGTAAGCAACCACGCGATCCCAGCCACGATCGAAGCGATCGTAGCGCCAATACCGGCCCCCGCCGTATTGAAAGAATCCGAGGGGGTCCCCGCAACGCCGAGCAAATCGATTCCCACGCTTGCCAACGCTTCCCCGAAACCACGGAACGCCTCGCCAAGCGCGCCGAATACGGGCTCGAACATCTCGAAGGTCTGCTTGAACCCCTGCATAACACCCGCGAAGAATCGTTTGACCCTGTAAAAAACCATAAAGAATCCAACCGCAAACTTCCTAACGCCGTTGTTTTCAGCCTTGCTCATCTCGAGGCTAACCGCCTCCGAGAAGCCGCCTTTGCTGATCAGATCGGTCAAACCTCTCCAAAAGAGTTTAATCTTCTCCACAGCCTTCCAAAACATGTCGCCCAGCCCACCGATATTGTTTCGGATCGCCCATACCGCTAAAGCGATCCCGGCGGCGAAGAGCGCGATAACACCCGTAACAAGTACTAAGCCAATCGCGAGCGCCTTGATCACGAGAATGAAAGTCGCAAGGAATGGAAGCAGCACCGTGATCAAACCTCCAACGAATAGCAAACCCCCAAGCGCTACGGCAAGAACGGCTGCCGCGACAATTGTGCCCATGATCGCGATGCGCGTGCTCTCCGGAAGCCCGAGGAAAAATTGCGTAACTGCTCCGAATGCCTTGTGCAGCGCGAGCACAAACGGCTCGAAAACTTTCGCCAATGGCTTTCCAAATACAAGCCTTGCTGTTTTGCCCGCTGCGGCGAGCATCGCAAGCTGCTCTTCAAATGTAGCCGCTTGCGCTTGTACGAATCGCTCGAGCGTTCCCGTCGCGGTCACCTGAGCGTTTCGCAGAAATTCAACCGCATCTGCGTTCTTAAGAATCTGCCCCGTGGAATCTTTTATCCCCTTCGTCAACTGTCCCGAGATCGCGGAGTATGCCGAGACGCCAAACCGCGTGAACAGTTCCGTAGCCTTCGCCGCGTTCTGTGCGGCGTTTGGGAACTTCTTGTCGAGCGCTACTTGCGTTTCAGCCACAACGTCGAGGAAGGGGCGAAATGCCCCAGTCAATGGATCCACAACGCTGACGCCAATTGCCGAGAACTTCTTCGCGTTTTTTGCCATGGCCAACAGTGACGACGATACCGAGCTCGCAGCCACAGACGCATCAAGGCCTGTGTTTGAAATGAGACCTATCGCGGGCAACATCTCGTCGATCGACTGCTTTGTGAGAATCGCGCCTCGACCAACATTACCAATTGCTAATCCGAGATCACTGGTTTTCAACGCGGTCGTGTTCGAGATCGCCATCAACTTGTCCGCGACATTACCCGCGTCCGCAGCCTCTAACGAGAAAACGCGCAAAGCCGATGCTGTAGTCGACGCCGCATCCGAAACCGATAGTTGTCCCCCAGCGGCCAGGTCTAAAGACGGTCTCAATGCCGAAATGGATTCGGACACGGAAAAGCCTAACGACGCGAGATCCTTAAGCCCTTCAATAGCCTCGGTCGGTTCAAACTTCGTAGCGAGACCCGCCTTGAGTGCGGCCTCCTCGAGTTGGGCCAACTCACCCGCAGTCGCCTGTGCAATTGAACCTGTAGCAGCCACGCTCTTCGCGAACACGCCTGCTTCTTTTGCCAGGTTAAACGAACCGCCAAGTATTGCCGCGCCACCTCCAAGAGTCAGCGCGCCAACCGCCATCGCGGTGAAACCCATTCCGAGGGTCTTAGACATCCGATCGCCTGATTTTTCCGTGAGCCCGAACTGGCGCCGGACCTTACCCATTACGCCGGACACCATGTCCTTACCTTCGAAAATGAAACCAAGGCCGAGGGAATTTAAAGCCACTATCCCATTGACTTTCTGTTCTAGCCGCTGTAATTTACGCTACTATGAATACTACAGAAATTTGGAAGCCAATTCCAGGCTACGAAGGCATCTATAGTATTTCTAATCGAGCCAATGTGCGATTAGAAATTAACCGTAGAAATAAAAAAGCTGGCAGTTTGCTGTCAAAAAGCAAGGATCAAGACGGCTACTATTTCACGCGTCTTAGCAGAGACGGGCGAACCGCGCGCACAGAACGTATTGCGCGTTTAGTTGCTGCGGGCTTCATCCATCCAATCCCGCCTAAAATGCAAGTGAATCATAAAAGCGGTGTGCGCACCGACGATCGGCCTGAAAACTTAGAGATCGTCACTTGCAAAGAAAACATTCGACATTCTATTGAAGTCCTTGGGCATACCCGTAACGGAGAAAACAACCCTGCGGCCAAACTTTCAGAAGCCGACGTTCTGAAAATTCGATTGAACCGTGCAAATGGTGAAAGTTTAACAGTACTTTCCAAGCGCTATAAAATGAGCGACGTCCAGATTCGAAATATAGTCGCCGGCAAAATATGGAAAGAAGTCGGCGGGCCATTAACCAAAAGCCGACAAATGATCAGGACGCCTCAAGAGGTCATCGCTCGCTGCGGGAACAAGGCTGCTAGCATTGCATACGAAAAGTTTAAAAACGGCGCAGGTCAAAGGGAGTTGTCGCTAAGCTTTGAGGTTTCTCGGACGACGATTCGCAACTGGATTAAACGGGAAAAACGCGCGCGACAATCGATCTAGAGTCTACCTGATTTTGTTAGCCCTTGCGAGCGCGGCGGATTCCCTCTTACGTTGTGCTCCTAAACGTTCTAGGTACCAGTCGATTTCTTGAATGTCTAAATTGGCAACGTCTTCCCTCGAGAAGCGCAGCCCAGAACCTCCATGCGTCGAGTAGGTCAGATCGAAATAGATCTCACGCTCTTGGTCTGCATCGATGTGGGGAAAAAACCCATAGAGACAACTGTCCGAACTCTCCCCGAGATCGAGGAGGTCGAGTTGGTCTATCGTCGTTTTGGTAAGAAGAACTCCCGATCGAAAGGGAGCTCCACCTCGAACTGTCTGTTGCAAGACGGGCATTCCACCTCAATGCTCGTCTCGACGCCTCCATCCACCTTGTCGAAGTCTGCAAGTATATCCCGCAGATCCGCCATTTCCATATCCTCCAGCCAAGCCTTCTTTTTGGAGGCGTCGATGCCTTCGACTTCTATGATTCGGAGGTTCAAGAGCGCTACAAGGTCCTGCTGGCCTACGCGAACCAATTGAGCGCTTTTCTTTTCATCCTTCCCAGTAGTAAGGCGGAATGAAATCTTATGCCCATTGTGCACGGTGTTGAAAACGCCACCGCTCTTAAAGACTTCGAGACTTTCTACAGGCAATGCTTTAACCGGTAAGTCCTCCAATTTGATCTGCCAACCGAAAGTGTCGGTGCACGACTGATTTTGACACGTGGTTTTAAATCCGTAGGGTTCATCGGGATACGTCGCCAGCCGTAACTGGATCAGCGTGAAGAACCTATCCGCGACAAGGACCGATGACCAGTCGACCTTAGAATCCTTAAACGCGTACGGCCCCGCATCCTCGGTTTCGAGCCAACAAGACCTCAAAAGGTTGTCGAAAAGCTCGCCGGATCTTGCGGCCTTCTTATCACCGAGCAAATTCATCTCGCGGCCCTTTAAACCGCGAACGCGTCCGGACAAGCCAGAAGGGCATACTATCGTTCGTTCAGGCATTCGTCTTCCCCGTTGTTATACGAAAGCGCTGCGCTTGTACGACTACTGAATCAAATCGAAAGAGTCGTACGTGAGCGAAACGGATTCGATGTTGTTTTCGTCGGTATCGTTATCCCAATCACCCGCGACGAACTTTGTCGGCCACGCGTTGTAAACGCGCCATCGGCGGATAGTAGAACCATCACGGTCCTGCTGCACGATGTCGAGATTGCGCTTATAGGAAGGATCGAGTAGCCCCGCATTCGAAGCGGCGTTACCAACCTCTTTCATCCAATCGAAGAAATCGCGATCGCGGGTAGCACCTCGCTCGAGTGTGATATCGGTGAACGACAGACGTCCCGGTGTTTTATCCGGGATGATCTTGCCGCCTTCCCAATGCTCGACTTTGGCCGCCTCGACGGAGAGCTCAGAACACGTTCTGAAACCCGCACTTTCGATGCCATCGATCTCAACGATGAACTTGAAACGCTTGTGAAATATTCTGGGAGTTCCGATTACGGTCATGATTCAATCCTCCGTCACGTATTACCCGCTAAGTGGTCCCCGCGGCAAGCTCTTGTTCCAAAGCCCGCGTATCCTGCGAGAAAGTCAGCACGATGAATTCGGCCGGCTTTTGCGTTGCCAAACCGATGCGAGCGTTAAGTTTCCCCGCGAAGACCTCGCTCGGAGGATTCAACGCCTCGGAAACATCGACGAAAAACGCAGTGCTTGGATCCTGCGTCCGAAACGCGCCAACCCTCATCTGGGTGAGCAGAAACGATTCGATCGTCCGCGCAACGGTCGCACGAAGGTTCTCGTCGTTGTTCTTGTTGCGCGCGAACTCGATACCGCCTTTTACCGACTGCTCGATGAAGATCACGCCGCGCCGCTCAGAAACGCTCGGGAAGTTTCCACCGCTTTTCAGCGTACGAGCGCCATCGATCGCAATTGGAAGCCCCTCGAGCTTCGTGATCGGGTTGATGCGCTTCGGGAAAATGATGTCTCGCCGAGCTTCTTCAATCACCTCGTCGGTTTCAAGTCCGATAACGCCGAGAGTCTTTCCTTTTTCGTTAGAAGGAGGATCGTAAACACCCCCAACCCTATAGGCGTCGGTTCGCGCGTAAACGCCCGCAACGTGCCCGGACGGAGGGACAACGATCGATGCCACATTCCCGAAGACCGTCCTATCGGGATTGAGCACCTTAACCTGCGGCCAATAGATTGCCGCGAACTCGGTCAAGTTCAAAAGCCCTGCGGTAGTGTCGACGTAGGTCACGATTCCCGTAGTGTCCAGACCCGCCGGAGGATCAAGAATCGCGAACATAGACATATCGCGAGTCACCTCGCAATACGTAACCATCGCGTTATGAACGGCAGAAGTCGGGCGATCCGGAATGAACAACAGCCTGAGCCCGAGCGTTGTGTCGAAGGCTCGAATGCCCGTTTTGCCCGCGGCATCCCCGATGAAATCGTTGTCGACAAGACCCGCAAGACCGTCATCGCCGCCGGTCAAAGGGCCAAACGGAACGGGAGTTGCACCAGGCGAGTTCGCCGGGCGCTCCGCAGTCGGATTCGATGGGTTCAAATCGAGGTCGGTAACGACCACGTAACGGCTCCCGTTATCCGCGTCGTTGACCACCGTCTCAATGTAGTTGTCGTCGGTATCGTCCATCGTGACGTTGGGGAACCGCTCGACGATAACGCCGTCCACGAGCACTACGAAGTTGAAGCGCGCAGCCTCACCTGAAGTCGCCGCGGTAATCAGAATCGTAATGTCGTCGGAGTACGAACCGTCGTAGGCGCCGGCAACGGTCAACGCCGGGGCTGCTGCACCCGAGCCTCCGGTATGCACCGCATTATCCACACCGATTACGGTGTCCAACGTCGATGCCGCTTGGACCTGTACCGAGCTCGTGACCCCGGGAGGATTTCCGTTAGCTGTGATTTGAACGGCACCACCGACATTCGTTACTAACGAATTGGCTACTGCCAATTCAACAACGGTTTTGACTTCCGCGACCGTTACGAGATCTATGTCCGCGACATTACCCGTACCGGAAACAAGCGACGTCGCAAACCCAAGAGCGGTATTTGCGGTTCCTCCCGTAACCTGAACGCCTGAATCAGTGCCCTGAAGGTCGCTGTTAATCCGCGGCGAGCCCGCGTTTAGATCTGCGTACCCGCCAGACAATTTGGCGTTAATAACAGCAATCACTTCCGCCGCGGTCGCATTTGCAATGTCGACAAATTCAGCAGTCAGGAAGGCGATTGTCTGTGTAACGCCCCCATCGATTTGAACCGTAAGCGTTTGGCCGGTGACCAACGCGTACGTAGGCGGATTACCCGCCGTAACCGAAGCGCGTGCCGCATTGAATGTTGCGGTCGCCGCGCCTCCTCCATCGATGGCAACGAGCAATGTCCCGCCAGGGACGAAATCAAACGGCCCGACAACCGTACCGAGCACGATACCGCGTGTCGCGGCCGCTACTGCCGTATTGAGATCCAAACTTCCCGCAACACTCGTCTTCGTCGCAGGCACCGCGATGTTGGTGTAATGCACGGTTCTCACGAAGTACAACACCTGGCCGCCGTTCTCAAAGAATCCTCGAACGGCTTGCGTGGCCATTCCTGCGGCAATATCGCCACCGAAGATTTTCCGCCACTCAGCAAATGAGGTGGTTAGCGTCGCGACACCGATAGGGCCCTTCTCGGTAATCCCAACGCAAGCCGCAACGGAGGTTGGAACCCCCAAAATCGTACGTATACGAGGCTCTTCTTCTTGGATAACAACTTTCGAGGCTAAAAGCTCGGCCGACATTATTCACCTCCCTTGGGTGTATTCGAATCTACGTCTAGCACCGTTTTACGCATGGCACGTCTTGATACCACAATGGGCCCGACCTTTTCGGTTTTAGCCCCGATGATCTCGAGAATTCCTCGCGCGGCAAGAGTCCTGATCTGCGTACACGCCACAAGCGTGTCGGGCATATCCTCCAACACACCGTTCGCGGGAATGGTAACTGAGCCCGTAATCGCCTGCCTCACGATACGTTGAGCCATCGTCCCATTTTTGTTGAGATCCATGACCGTCATCGGTTGAATCTTAAAGCCCCATTCTCGTGTTCGAAACGACGGGTGATCCAACACAATCGGAATCGAACGCGCGGTTTTATTACGAATCGTTACGCTCATTAAACGCCTCCGCTGCCTTTCGGGCTTGGGCCAACTTTATAAGACTGCCCTAACTGGTAAGTCGAAACTCTGGCTCCATCATCATCCGTAGACGCCGTTTTGTCTATTATTTGATCTCCGCTAAAGCCAGTCAAATCTTGCATGTCGAAACCACGAATAACAAACCTACCAGAAAACGCTCTGATATTCGATTCGCCACTCGTATTAATTGTTTTCAGATCTCCGTCCTCGGTGAAATCTATTTCATACTCTACACTACCGAGGCTAGGATCGGAAGGGTTGCGCAACAAGGCGATACTCTTATTCCGCTCGAAATAGCTGTTGACGACCGCCATCAGATTCGTGAGCTCAACCTTCAAATCCGACACACCGACAATTCCAAATGTCAGGTTAACCGTATAAGACGAACGTCGAAGAACGAATTCTCCGGGTGCGGTCGCCGACGTTATGGTTCTTTGGTTGCGCGTATATTCCCGATTTTCCTCAAGATCTGGGCCTATAAGAGCGATGCCCGGAAGCGATGCCAGACCCGTAATGTTTAAGAGATCCCCGGTTTCCGGGTCGAAATCGGTATGGGTTGAAACCGACACATTGGGAATAGTTTGCAACCTAAACTCCCTAAGTATCTGTCGGGTTATACGTGTTAAATCACTCTCAAGCGCCAACTGCGCACGAGAATACGTGATGCCATTTGTTAACGTCACGGTTTCGCCGGGGATTACCACACCCAAATCATCAACATTTCTGACCGTAAGTGCGACGACCCCCTCACCATAAGCGTTCGCCTTGATTGGTTCAATAGGCGACTTCGGTGCGTACACGAACATGCGCGTTGATGAAACTACCGCGACCCGTATGGACTTCACGGTTGCAAATAAAACCTCGACTGTCGGGGGAGCGGGTACCGATGGGAATGTAGGTGCGGGCAATACAGGGACGCGAAAGTTGGTCCCACGTATTTCCACCAGAGTGAGACCACCCGTTGGGATAGAAGCCGGAGTTATCGATACAATCGTCGGAACGCCCATGAAGTTTAACCTACCATCAAACCAAACCGAAATCCCCCTTAGACAGAAGGGACACCCTGCGTTTCATACGCTTTACGAGGGCCGATCGAGGCCGTGTCATTTTCGCGTAGACTGGCGCAAACACGGGTCTGGCCGGGATCTGAATGACGAGAATCCCTCGTTTGAAACCGCCTGAACTCTTACCGCCCTTCTTGAGAGCTTTCTTAGACAAGCCACCCCGTAACATCGCAAAGAAGTACTTCCGCATTTTTTCCGTTACGCGGATCACAACGGTTCTACCCTCCTCGTGCACACGCGCGATATTCACGAGCGACCGCCCATCCGAGGATTTTGCCGCACGCAGAACCCCGACGAAGACACCACTACCGCGATCAACGACGGTTATGTTTCTGCGAAACGTACCCGATCTAAGCAGAGCTTTTCGACCCTTAAAACCGGAGTGCTTGCGTTTAGCAAGCGTGAGAGGAGAAAGCTTTTTGAACTTTTTACCTCCAGGTGCTTGCGCGGTTACGCCCGTGACGAGTTCTTTTCTCCATGCATGCGCTTCCTGCAACAACGCGCGATGCCATATCGCGCGCATACGCGGCTGCTGCCTCAAGCTTAACAAGCGTTTGGCCTCTACCCAATCGCCGTAGCGGCTTACACCTATGCTCATGCGGTGCCCGCTGTCGAAAGTTCGCGCTCTTCAAAGGTAACCAGCAACAGATTCCGTTTAAGCGCTGTAAGGCCAAATGACCTCGATTGAACCTGGGTAGCAAAGAACCCCGGCGGATTTGGAATCTTTTCGATCAACGCGCCTGTTTTAAAATCTCGGATCGAATCGAGACGATCGTTGATGTGAATTTTAGGCCTTCCAGTAGCAGCCTCGATCAAACCCAAATCCTCGAGGTCCTTAAAGTGAAAGCACAGCGCAAGCGTAGAATTCGGTGACCTCCCAGTCGATAGCATCTGAAGATCCTCGAAAACCTGCGGTTCAATTTGGCATGGTAAAGTTATCGTCGTTTCCGCACGGCTCACAACTCCGCGTGAGGAACCGCTTACGGGCGCGACGATCTTAGGCTCCCTGAACTCGTCGTCGTAACCGCCGCCCACGATAGCTGCAGTTCCAACAGTATTCAAAGACGCAATGTCGGCAAGGTACCTGAATATGAGCCGTCCACGTGTCATTCCTAAGCCGATCGCAATCGCGGCGGCGCCGCGTACTGCATTAGAATCCTATCGATTTTAGTATCGCCCGTATAACAACCAACACCCACAACGCCCAAAGACCCGGGATTAGCATACGTAATCGCCTGATCACGCGTGCGCTGACTGATAACCCGCCAACTCTCGCTTTCACCGGAAGCGCTGTATTTTGGTGTAAGCTCGCGCAACACCATCCATTTTGCAGCTTCGGTAATCATCAAAGGCGTCACACCGGTGACCGATCCATCGTGGTCGGTATAACCAAAGACCCCGACGACTTCGATGTTTTGCTGACCCCTTGGGAAGATCCCCATTCCGAGTAAGAACTCCAACTCGCCTTCAAATGCTTTCCTTACCTCGATCTTAGGGTTTTCACGATCATCGGGACTGCGAAGATTCTGCGTGACGTGCCTATTATAAATAATCAAATCGTCGAGGGACATCTCCACGTCGTCTACCGAGACAGCGGTCACTTGAATTATCGGATGCTCGAGCATCAAGATCTCGGTCCCCAATCCATCCACGTTGAATGTCATATTGCGCGGTTCAAACCAGCGATTCGTATACTGGTCGATCATCTGCGAAACACGCCGAATCAAAATCTCAAGGCGCGCGTCGGTTACGGCATTTACCCCTGTCGATGGAACGCCCTCGTCGCGCATGTCCGCGACAGTACAGTACATCGCCTCGTAACCAGGGGACCCCGACGAATCGAGCAACACGCTGAAGTCTTCCGCGCCTGTTTGGTACGCGGAACCAGATTGGTACTTCCAACGCCAATTGATTCTGTAGGTTCCTACCGTAGCCGCGAGATCGGGCGTCCAACCGCGCGCACCCGTATTATCGTAAGCGTAATAGGATCCTGTGGCAAAGCGCCCTGGTGCGGCGGTGACATTCTCCCAACCCGCCAAAGGAAACACCTGTATGCCCGGAAGGCCCCCGCCGATGTAAAGGATTTGAAACTCCACAAGAAACATATCGGTTTTAACACCCCCAATAGAGGTAAACCAATTAATGTTATCTGTGGTATTCGCCTGGCCTCGAGGTAATTCTGGCATCGTATAACCTCAACTACGGCAGCACTCCATCTGGATCGAATGGGCTGCAGTCCACGGGAATTTCTCGATAAAAGAACTGCACGTTAAATCCTGTTTTAGGCGCAACGTTAAGCCGAACTTCATCGCCAGAAAGTTCGACCAAACCAAACTGTTCATCCTCTTGATTATAAATTAACCCATTAACTACAGCGCGAGGAGTCCCGCTAACGAATGGAGTGTGTGTGCGGAAGTCACGGTTAAAACCATCGATAGCGCCAATGGCTAGTGCTATGACTTCCGCATAATTCATGTGTTAACTGATTACGCAAAAGCGAGGATGTCGATTACATCCGCAGCTTGGTTATTCGGGCTTGCTCCTCCAGCCAAGGTCAAACTTACCGCGTTTCCGGTAATCGTATAGACCTCGTTTTGCGGTCTGGATCTGTTAACGACGATGGCCGATCGCGGGGTGAAATTGAAATACGACTGAATGTTACCCTTGGCGATCATCTCGGCGCTGAGCGTAATTGCAACCGCCGCAGTTTGCCTTGGCTGTTGCGCGATCCCGCTATAGGTATTTGCCGCATCCCACACGTCAGCGGCTGTTGCCAGCGTCTCCGCGCACGCGATGGGAGTAGCCGATGGTGCCGGCGTCCCTCCGATAGACACGGCCGATCGAACGAGGACATCTCCAGTTGTAATCCCAGCGGCGCCAATAACCAGTTCGGTATTGGTTCCGTCTCTCGTAATACGCGCGGCATCGACAACGCCGTTGATCGCGTCGATCAGATTCGTTCTGGATGCTGCTGAGTTTGCCCCGTTGTAAACCCAAATCCGTCCAGCAGTCCCACCAGCAGGTGGAGTACTCCCCCGAAACTCGTAAACATCCGCGCCGACCGTGACGGTGTTCCCCTCAACTGCCGCGCCTGGAGCACCTAGCAATCGCAAGCGATTCATCATTGGGATGCCGGGGCAAAGCGTATCCAAGTCGGCGTCATCCGCGACTGTAATATTCTTGTCCTGGAGCGTGAGCGCGCGGTTCTGCCCCGCCGTAATGCTCGACATGACGAAGTGCGCCTGCTTTGTTGGTCCGGCGGTGTCGTTCAAAACCGGGTCTGTAAGCGTTTTGTTCGTCAACGTTTGAGTATTCGTCGTTCCAACGTTAGCGCCCGTCGCGCCATGCGCCGCTGTTGATCCTGTATGCGCAGTGAGATCGGCGGCCGAGCCTTGGTCGAGCCACTCGGTTGTATCCTGGTCCCATATGTAAATGTGGTCAGCTAAGAAAGTTCTGGTACCACCACCGAGGGCGTCCGTGGTCTTGATCACTTGCCCCTCATAGGGAGTATAAGCAACCCATGCACCACTTTCGCCACGGTATAAGGTTTTCAAAACATACACCCCGCCCGCCGTCGAGCAGATGTACATCGCGCCGTTGACGACCGCTGGCGGGCTTCCGCCATTGATTTGCCCCGTCACAACACCATCTCGAACTTGTAACCAGCGCTTCGTAACCAAATCGTCATCGCCAACAGGCGACGCTCCTCGAATTACAGCAAAAGCAGAATCGCTTTTGTTTCGAGCTTCTATGCCACCCGTGTTGGCCTTAAGCATCGCGTTCCCCGCGCCAAATTGTGCTCTCATTCTCAAACGTTGTAGATGTGCCATGGATTGATCTCCTTGGGTTGTTGTAGTCGAACAAACACGGTACGTGTAATTACAACCGTGATTAGTGTAGGACTAAACAGAAACGTATCACGCTGCCTGATGCGTGTAAATGTAACGATAACCTACTGGGGGGGAACGGCCCGAAAAAATTAAACAACGCGCCCTTCGCCAAACCCCCGCGTTGCGCTAAAATTGCCCCGGGTGCTCGAATCTAAATCCTTGCCTTACACACACCTTCGTGCGATTAAACAAACAAAGGTTGGGCGAGTTCGCAGTCAGCGCAGAAGCGCAGCCGATCGAGGCCAAGATTATCTGGCTGAAGCCGACTTGATCTGCTTCTTAAGGGCTTCCTTCGACGTTCCAAATTTAACGCCAACGCCCAAATCAACTGCGAGATCCTTAAGCTCCTGCATGCTCATAGCTTCGATGTCCGTTTGTTTTAGGGGAGCCGCAGAGGGGGCAACCTCCGAAATTAGCTGTGCCGCGTGAGAGTGGTCGACATCTTCAACCTGCGCCGCAAGGCCATCGAATTCACTTTTTGAGGGACCAGTTCGATGTGTTTTCACGTGCGCATTTGTAATGCCCTCCGGGAGAGATAAACCCTGAAATCCCGCAGCAGCCATTGCGGCCCGCATATCCTTTTGGAAAACGGTTTTGTATTCTGTTTCCGTAAGAACATCGAAAAACGGAACGCCAGTGGCTTGCGCAAGTTCAGCGAGCTTGATAGCTGCGTCTTCCGCAACCCTATACCAATTGCCCGCCTCGAACATCTTACCGCCAACCGTTACACGGTTCGCGAGCGCCCCTTGGCGTAGGTTATACGGCTTAACGCGTACGTATCTAACGGTTTCTAAAATCATGACTCTATCCTTCCCCTAACACCCAACCGTCCCTTAATTAGGACGGTTAGGTATTATGATTGAGGTTTCCCTATTCGCACCACACCGAGATTTCGGCTGCCGCGATAAGGTGCTGATCTGACCCGTTTGCGGCTTCAGCGCCGGGCGCGCCGTTGGCAGAAGCCGCATAAACATGCAACGTCCCGTCTACTGTGACCCTGAGGAACTTCAGCGCGCCATCATCAAACGCGACGACCTGCGAAAACTTCACCGTTCCGCCACCCAACGCGCTCACGACCGAATACCCCACGGGATTCGGATATGCCGCATCGAGCGTCACGTTGAGCTTGACCCAATAACCGGGAGCCTTGGTCTGCCGGTGACTGACCGAAGAACTGTTAATCGTAATTGCCATGGAATTTTCTCCTGAAGTAAAACTTTTTTAATTGACCTTAGTTGTCCAAGCCTCGTTAAACTTAGACGGCCTTGATAGCAGTCGCTTTCACGACGGCAGGTTCGTGCGCGAACTTGAAATCCACGCGCGCGCTCATGACAATGATGTACACGCCGGCAGAAATGTCCTTGTCGGTTTCGATCCGAATCTGCCGATGAATACCGAAAAGCATGTTCGCAGGGTCGGTTAGCAGTAGGCTCGTCTCGTCGGTTGTGCCTCCCAGATTAACCGGGAATACGGGCACGCCGAGCAACGGAATACCGCCGTATCCGCGCGTTTCGCCGGAAAGGATGTGTTCGTCCCCAAGCGTAGTCTCTCGCAGCGCGAGATCGTCGTGATAGTCGATCACGGCTTCATCGGCTGTGAGATTTCGCAGCGCTCGTCGATCCATTCGGAAGGCACTGGGCATGGTCTTAAGGACATCCTTAAGAACCGTGGTGCTCAGAGTCGCACTTCCGCACGGAACGATGTTCGTAGTCGCCTGCTTGAGAAAGCCATCCAAGGTCATAAGCAGCGTATCCAACGAAGTGGTGTCTCCGTTGAATGCAAGGTTCTCGAGGTCCAGCGAAATACGATCCGCAAGAATCTCCTGAACGGTTTGCTCGAATCGGTTCTGTTCGATGTTGTCTTCCATCGATTCGAAGGAGAGCCGACACTCCGCTTTCACGAGCTGCGCGTCCAGTTCGACTTTCGAGGTATCCGGACGGCTGCGATCAGCAAGCGGAAGCGCTACGGCTTCAGTCCCCTTACGCAGTACGGACGAACCAAACTGTACTTTCTCCTTGAGCACCTTTGCGGATGTCATGCTGACTTCCGTCATCAGCGGCATCACGACGGCTTTGTCGATCAACAGGCGAACGAACTGTCTTGCCTGTTCGGGTAGTAGCAGACCTCCGGGCGCGAGCTGTGCCAGGAGAAAATCTGCTTTTTGGATAATGCTTCTGTTTTCTTGCATCGTAGTTTCTCCCAATTCTGGTTTCTATCACCGAACGCTAGTTAAACGATCCAAGACCGCTTGGTCGTCGGTTGCGAGGTCGGTGATTTATGCCCCGCGCCCGTAGAAACTCCTTCCCGCCTGGACGCCGGAGGTACCGGCTGTTCCAAGAGTTTGTTCACTTTATTTGCCAGCGCGTCGTACTCTGCCTTCGTCACCATCTCGGGCTGCGCCACGGGAGGGACGGCCGGCGGTTGAACGACTGCAACTGGATTCGCCGCCGGAGGCAGAACAGCAGACGGCGTAATTGCCTGTGGAGTTGTGGCGGGTACCGCGGGCTGACCACCCGCACTCTTCTCGGACGACGTACGCCCGAGCTCGTCGATCAACTCGACCAACGTCTGCGCCGCCATGCGTAGACGTTGCAAACGCGCGCCGCTCATCTTCGCGCCAACTTTCGCGACCTCTGTCAACGATAACGCGATCGCTTCCGCGGCTTTCGCAACGGTCGTGTCGCATTCAATGTTCTCGTCCTCTTTGGGGGGCTCCGCGAGTGGTTGCTCAACCAAAGGATCCACAACGGTAGTAGCGGGAGGCTGTGATTCCGTAGTTTGCGCGGGCGCAGTATTCGCCTGCGCGCCTGTTTTTTGTACCGCGGGCACCGGGACCGTTCCGCCAACTGCGCTCGCGGAGGGATCCGGTGGAGGAACTACTGGAGTTGTTGCCGGCGCGCCAGCTTCAGGCGCGAGCCCTATGAGGGCGTTAGCAAACTCCTGCATCTTCGCCACAACACCCGCGCTCTTCGCGGTGTCGACCATTCGTTGGGCAATAAGCGCCAAAGCTTCTGGGCTTTCCGCCTCTGCGATCTGTGCGATGGCTGCCGCCAAAACTTTCAGTTTGTCCGCGGCCTCCGTGCCTAGCTGTGACAACTGCGCGGGACCCGCCTCAGTTGAAGTGCCGAGTTCATCCTTCGCGGTCGGGGACGGATACGCCTCAACCAACCCGGTTAGAATCTGCGCGATCGCTGAAACCTCGTTACTTAATTCTGCGGGAATCGGCGGGTCCATCTGCTCGTCCGTAAGGTCGGCACCTTTCACGCCGTTAACAACGGACACAAGCCGCTCAAGAGATTCTGTTAGCGCCCGCATCATCGCTGCGTGTACGGGCTTCGGAATGCTTGCTTTTTTTACGGTTGTTTTCATAGGTTGGGCTCCCTCTAACTTCTTTACGACGAGGAACCGGCGCTTATTAGCTGCCCGGTTCACGATCGAAATCTCTTCTGGAATTATATCGGTTAGTCTGAATCGTGCACTAGGATCAATACCGAGCGCAATAAGCGCCGACGCAATTGAGCTATTAGATTTCCAAAAATCCGTCACGGTTCGAAACCTCTACATAGAGTAATCCACGAACTATTACTACTGCAACCTCTCTTTTATAGCAGTGCCCCCAATAGAAAATCCAGTGAAGGTACCAGCCTTAATCGCTTCCCATAGTTCATTGGCCTGCACACGCACCGCCATTAGCCACGTGCCAATTGGCAACTCTTCGCCGCCATGAGTCTCCGGAACCTTAGTAAGATAACTCTCTAGAATCCTTACACCTTCTATAGGTTGCCCCTTATGCATCAACTTAAAAGTGTTGCCGTAAAACTCCATGAAAGCGTACGCGGCTTTCTCTACCTCGAGCGCGGTGTAAACCTCGCCTTGACTATCAGTATCGTCAGGAACGAGAACGACTCCAAAGACGAAGCGCTCATCTTTTAAACCACCCGTATCGGCCGAAGTATCTGCCTTAAGAATACGAATAGAATGCCCTGCCTTAGAAAGACGCGCAGCTAGATTATCGTTTGAATTCAACGACTTAGTTTCGCCAGATCTAAGAAGCGCTTTGATTTCTTCGAGCGTATTTGCGGGGCCATCTACCACCTCAAGCGCTTGTGCAGGTCCAAACCAACTAATTTTTTCCGGGGGTCCTTTTTCTAACAACAGTTCGAAAGTCTGAACGAGCAGCACGTCGCCCAACTTGGCGGGAAGCTTCCGATTCCCTGTCGTACCAATAACTACAAATGGTTGGTCACCAACCAAAACGACTTCGTCCCACAATTCAACGTCTGCTTTGGAAATCGGACCGACTGCACACGTGAAATTAAACATGCCCAGGGAGTCCTTAACATCGTGAATCTCAACGACAACCGCGCGCACTTCGCGAACTGTTTTGACTTTACCAAACAGATCGTTTTCCCCACCAAGCGAGTAGGTAGCTTGTACCTGCTTAAGCATCGCGCCTTCGCTACCCTTCTGTTCGGACGCCCAATCGATCGCTGCGCGAAGCTGCTCTCGGCTACGAACAATTTTCTTCGGAGAGAGAATAAACCGTTGTGATTTGATGTGCTCTCTAAAAAACCGTTCGAGCGCACGCCGCCGCTCCGCAGTAGTCGCTTGCGTCAGGTTGCCATCGCGCGGAAGGTAAACAGCATCGTAAACGAGATAACGTAACGATGAATCATCAACCAGGCCATCACCCCGAAACGCCGCCAAATCGCGACGAGGAATGAACTCTTCGGATTCGTCAACGCCCATGATCTCGCCATCGAGAATGAAGTTACCCTCTATACTCTCGATGTCTTTTACGAACCCTTGTAACGTCGGCGCACGATCCTGCTTGGTATCTTCCGCAAAAATAAGGACGCCTCCGTCCGGAACATCATCGGCAACTTTGGCATCCCAACGTTCGACGATCGCATTGAACCCGTTGTACTTCGGCTCTACCTGCACACCAGCCTCAATAAGCTCATCCTGACCATCGAGGAATTTATCCGCCGCCAGATCTGGATCGGTAAACACGTTCATCTTCCGATTTGCGGGTTTCATGTGCGAGAAGATTGCCGGGGGCCGCAGTCGCGCGCGATCGTTTCCATTATCGTCGCCAGACTCCACTTCATTAGGATCCCAGATTTGAGTACCGTCCTCTCGAGTACGCTCTTGCTTTAGGACCTCCAACTCGCCAAGTTCTTGATGCGCACGTGCGCGGGCTTCCTCCTCCGTAAACTGGTGGTCGACGGAAGTTACCTTCTTTTCCGGAATAGAGCGTGCGGGATCGGAACCGGGGATTAACTGCCAAATCGCGGAATCGGATTCCTCTTGAACCAGCGTAAAGATGCCTTTCAACTTTCCGCCCACAAACCGAATCTTTTTAAACGTTTGCTGATCGTCGAGCAGTTCCGCATGCCCTTTATCCTGAATCCGCATTTCGGACGGGGTCGCCTTCGTAGCGTTCAAAACCCGACCTCCGATAGATTTACCCGGAGGGACATCACCCTCGAATGCAAGGAGCTCTTTATCGCCACGCTGTGCAACAGCCATGATCGCTTCTTCACCCGATAAAGGATCGCGTTGCAGTTCATAATCCGTAACGCCCACATCGTCAGTATCGGCAATTATCAAGTGCCATACCTGCCTTGACGGAACCGAACGGATTACGGTCTGTCCCTTAAAAGATTGCCAGGTGAGTGTGAACGCAACCTTCGTCGCTTGCTTCTCGAGGACTGAATCGTCATCAGATGGGTCGAACGGGAGAAACATTCGTTTGGTCGTAGCCAACCTGAATTCCGCATCCGTTAGAATGATGTTCGAATCCCGAAACACTTTTGCGCGCACAAGCGCATCGCGCGTCTCAAGCGCATCCTTCTCCGTATCCGCCTCCCAGAACCTGAATTCCTTCGGTGTGACCTCCGCAAGAGTCTCCGGCATTCCTGTCTGACCAATAGGCGGCATCGATTTCGTTTCGACCGCGCGCGCGTTCAACACCCCGGGCAGTAACAATTTTGTAAACCCGCACGTCCAAAACACCTCGCCCTCTGGGGTCAAATTCTCGAGGCCCTCCGGCTTCCCACGTTCGCCAACCAACGCGCGGAAGAAAAGGATCCCCGCAAACCGATCATCGCCCGTAAAGAAGTATTCGTGACTTTGAGGTTTCTGCAGCCCCCATTCCGCGCCTGTTTCGCGCAAAACCGCCACGATAACGCCATCCTCTTCGGAAGTCGCGCCAACCTTGCCAGGAGGAAATACGCGGCCGTCAATGGCTAACCACTCGACCGGTTGCCGTGCTTTGGGCACCGCGAAGATTCGATCGGGAAGAATGAAAGGCTTTGTAAACTCAGATCCCTCGACGTCAAACAGTCGTGCAATCTTTCGCCCGGCCTCAACAGTATTTACGTCGGGAACCGTCCCAGCACGTTGCAGTGCAAGGGTCCATCCTATCAAGTAATCCTTAACTTGAATTCTCAAGTCGCAGTGCAGAGAAGCCCCTCTAAAATGAAATTGTACAACGAATGGGCGTCTACCCGGCTTTTCTGGCCAATCCAACAATGGATCGTCTTGCGAAATCACGGGTTCTGCTGACATCGCAATCAGATCGCGCTTCTCGTGCGGCACGAGAACCAAATCGTAAAGAGGCACGTGACTTGTAAACGGCCCGGTCTCGCCATTCAAAAACGATACGCGCTTGGATATTCGAGGTGGTAACGCGCGCCCGAGACGAAACTTGATCGTGTGGAGTGTATCGTCATCGATAGGCCCGCGAATCAGGACGTCGATATCGTTATCCGACACCCCGTTATTGCAAACACCCCCAACCAAAAACACCGCGGGCATTCTCAGAGCCATGGGTTTCTCAAAATGCTGGAGAACCTCATCCAGACGAATAGGATCGTCGGCATGGCGTCGTTCACCACTCGGATTAATTTTAGCAAAGCAGTCGGCGTCCGCTTTCGTGAGATCGAGCACTTTGAAATCCGGCGGAAGCTTGTCACGGCTTCTTAATTCCTCGCCAACGAACATGTACGCGTTGACGAGATCCTCCCGCGTAAAACCTCGCGCGCGCGTTGCCCCAGTGTTCGCAAATTCCTTCTCGTAGATACCAAGCAATTCTTTAAGCAACCCAAGCAATTCGTCGTCGGCTAAATCACGAATCTCCTCAGGATCCGGACTGGCGATGAACGCGAGCGCGTCCAGCTTAGCCTTCGCGACATCCGTCTCGAAATTAACCTCGCTTCCGAAACGTCGGCCGGCGGGAGGCTTCTTGAGCTCAATGGGTGGATCGAATAAGACGAGCAACGCCAACGGCAGATAAAAGAAATTCTTCTCGGCGGCAAACTCTTTCTTGGTGAACGCATCGATACCATCCAATAAAGAGGGATCGACGTCTGCTATATCCCCAGACGCGATCGGACCTCCCTGCGATACAACCGCCCAAGCGAACGGCAACTCATTACCCTCAACAACGCCGATCTCGTTAACAAGCACTTGAGGTTCGCCAAGCCGTGCGATCCTACGTTTACGGGAAAGCAACCCGGCGGACTTACCGTCCTTTAAACGTTGAACTATAAAGTCTGGATCCGGAACCTTAAGCGCGGGCAACTTGCCCTTTGGCTGTTCGAATTTAACGACATCGGGTTCGGGCTCTTCACAAGACGAGACGGAACGAAGCGTCTCCCCCGCGAGCTCCAGCGCCTTCGCGAGACGAGTTTCTAGGTCACTCATCCACGAGCTCCTTTAGATGGAGCCCACACCATTTGATTAGGATTGGGTTCCCAACGAACGCCATCAAGCTCAGAGCGCAACGCCGTGGACAACACATCCAATGCATGATCCAACGAGTAATGCGCTTCACAACGCATAGTCATAAACAGCGTATAGCACATATTCGTGCGCCTTTTTATCTCATCGCGCGTAGCGTTCATCTGGACAAAGACGGCTCTACGCCGCGTCTCCTCTTGAAACGACGCCTGCACGACCTTGATAAACGAAGAAAGCACACGCCTATATTGCGTGTCATCGAGAACTTGCCGGAGAACTTCTTCCTTAGCTTTGTACACCATAATGATATTTTTACCCCCTGGCGATTAAAATGTCGAGTATGCCTAGAAAACCGGATTGGTTACACACCGGCACAAACCATGAGCCGGTGGCGTCTGCGTCGCGTTGGTATCCGTAAGCGAAGTCACGGTGTTATACGTTCCTCGAGTATCTTCCTTTCCTCGAGCGCTCTCCACAATATTAGCGACTATAGGTCCTAACGGACCTCCCCTTGTTTCGGGGGCGACATGTATGTTCCCACCCACCTCGCGGAGCCATGACTGCATTCCCATCAAGCCCGCCTCGGGATCGGGGTCTGATTGCGCAGCCTCAAATTGAGTCAGTGCGCCAGCCACTTCAAACTGCTGCCCATCCAAATATTTACAGATATCGCATGTGGCACCATCACCAATAGCGCTCCATTCGTATGCACGAATGCCCGCATCCCGATACCCTGTCATCTGCCCGTAACTACTCGATCGAACCAGCGAGGCATTCGCGAGAATCCTGAAATAGTGTTCAGACCTTCCAGTAACGCGCAACGATAGCGCCGCATGGAGATCCTTACCGATCGCGATATCATCGAGCCCTCGACGAAGGCCGTGTGTGATGATCGCCCGCGCGTCTCGATCAGACCATGATTGCACCCTTCGCCCGTAATCAGCGCTCACGAAAAACGGCATATCGGTGGCTAACCGAACGATCGCCTTTCGATCTGGAAGGGCCAACGATTCCGTAATTCCAAAAAGCGTGGATCTACGCGATGCTTCCGCAGTCGATAACAACGTCGTACCCGCGGATGTGGTTGCCTTGACCATCGACGCTCCCGTGCCGATCGTAGCGGCTGCCGCACGCGTCTCGGCGACAACAGCATTCGCCTGAGCCTCGGTTAACGTGCCCCACTCAACATCGAGCGAATCGAGGGCTTTGTTGAGGTACTTAGCCTCTTCTCCGCGCCCGGCGCGAAGTAAAGAAGCATGCAGCCTAGCCGAGATGAGCGCGCGATCGCGCGCGTTTAGAGGGTCTAGTGCCTTCGCGACGAGCACCTTTTTAGTCACGATCGGCCAATACCACAACCCCGAGCGCAACTGCATAGCGCCCTTCAACACGAGCGCAGTACCCCCATGAGCTTTCATAACCGCGAAAGCGCGCGCTTCCGCATTTTGCCCGCACGAGCACCTGACTAATCTCGCAAACCTGTCGTGAAACACAGCGACCGCGCTGCAGTCGTGAAGCACGGGTGGATCCAACGAAAGCGCCGCGATCGGAAGTTTGGGGATTATCCTCCACGGCGGGCCTAAAACACCCTCTGGATAATCAACCCTTGGGAGACCAACTTGAAACACAATTTACCGAGAAATCTTGGCGCCGCCAGTTACGTGCAACGAAACGGAGGTCGTACTGTTGAGAACCGGTATCGTAATTCTGAACGCTACAAAGTGGCCATTGGTCACGACATCCTGATACTTACCCGCGTTCATCGCCACTGCAGACATAGCGGACCATATGAGCCCAGAAGCGGAACCCAACGCAATAAGAGGTTCAACGGTAACCGAGGGTGTCCCGACAGGTGTGCCAATGAATTCCGGGTACAACCTCACCGAGGACCACTCGCGCGCGTCGAGACACACATCGTACGCGACTACGCCCG